TCTGCCAAGTGTTTAACTAAATTATCAAAATTAACATAATCAAATACTGGTGCTACATTTGCAAGGCTACCTAATATTTCTATAGCTCTCATAATAGATTGTAGCTCTGAAGATTTTTGTGCTTTAGCAAGTGGAGAAACATATTCTATTTCTATGTCTCTACCCGATAAAAACTCTGGAGCTTGTGGTAATATATTGTTACGAAGTAATATTGCAAACACTCTATCAATTAATGGTTTTAATAATTCTGATTGTAGTCTACCTAATACTGGACCCAATAATCTCATCTTCTCTTCGTTACGTTGGATAACTTCTGTTGCTGTCATTTGCGGACCATCTTGCATCATCAATTGATTAACATAGAACACCGATCTAATGCTGTCTCTTCTTTGCTCTTCCATGTTTAAACCTAATGGATTATTTGCACCAATGTTTAATGGTTCAATTCTATCTCTTGTACCACTTCTATAAAAGTTTAGTCCACCCGGTACAGTTCTTACAGGAAGTAAGAAGCCATCATCCGGAACTAATAGTGGTGGATCAACTTGTTTCTGTGCAGCCTTGATTGTAGTTTTAGACATTTCATTTAACATCTTAACATCTGGCAATGCTGTCATTGCTGGACTTCTTCCATAAATTTCATTTGATGCTTTTAAATATCTAGGTACTACGAAAGGGAACTCCTTAAATCCGCCAACAGATAATTCACTAGCATTTTTATATTCTAAGTAAACAGATTCAAATGGCATATTACCTTTGTCTTTTTTCTTAGGATTAAAATCTGATCTTGGATAAACTGCGTGTAGTATTTCTACTTCTTCGTATGGATCTTTTTTAAAGATACCTTGAATGTCTGATGAAACATTATCGCCAAATTTTTGTACTGCAGCTCTAGCACTTATTTTAAATCTTCTAAATATTGTATCAATTCTACCTTTGTCATTCTCTGCAATAAACACTTCGTTAATATGTCTTGTTGAAAATTTTATAATATCATCATCATCTTCTTCAATAAACATTGCTGCTGTACCAAATGTAATTAGGTCATGGTACAATTCAAATATTTCTTGTTGAAAGTTTGATCTGTTAAATGCTGTGTACATTGAAGCAGTTGCTTCTTCTAACCAAAGTTTTGCTTCATCTTCATTATCAATATCTTCATCTTTAAATCTTAATGTAAACCAAGGTGTTGATGGATTAGTTAGCATACCATGTAATGATGCTGCTAATAATTCTACTGCTTGTATAGGTGAAGAATCAAAAACTTGTTCCATTCTTTTATCACCTCTAGCTCTTTGTTTGGTAACATCTGCTTTTCTTGGTTGCATATAATCTGCAACTTCTTGCCAATGTGTTTCCCAGTTTTGTCTTTGACCTTCTAGTCTTTCGTATCTGGATAATAAACTTTTTGATAAATCTGTTTTTGCCATTATGATCCTAATAAACTTTTCTTACCTAATGTTAAACTTTCATCTTCTACACCTTTAGAGCTTGTTATAATTGTAGATGATCTACCTCTGGCTTTTGTCTTTCTTGGGTCATAAGCATCTGCTGCTTTTGATTGTGAAACTTCTGGTGCAGTTGGAGTTGGAGTTGGAGTTGGTGGTGGTGCAGGTGGTTTTGGTCTAAATACTGATCCCATACTATTCTCCAAATGTTAATGATGATTTTGTTTCTTTAGTTTGTTTTACTTTAGATTTAACTTCTTCTTTTTTAATTTCGTTTTCAAAAGTAATATCATTACTGTGATCTATTTTTTTTTCGTAAGTTCTTTTTTCTTTTTCTACTTTTGGTTTTTTTTTAAATATTTTTTTAATCTTATCAAACATTATGATCCTAATAAAGTTTTGTTTTCTGTTTCTGCTTCATCTTCTACACCTAGTGGTCCAGTTAGAATTGTAGATTTTCTACCTTTTCTTTTTCTTTCCATCTTTCTTTGCTCTGCTGCAATCGCATCTTTCTCCTCTTGCGAAACTCCAGGAGGTTCTGGCAAAGGTTGAACTGGTGGCAGCGGTGGCATTTTTGGTTTAAAAAGTGAACCCATAATTATATAATCCTGTAACTATTATCTGCTACACTTTGTGGAGCTGATTGTCTAGTATTAATTTCTTGTAGTCCAACCGCTAGATAACGCATTGCATCACAAGCATGAGAACTCCAATCGTGTACAGGCTTTGATCTAAACATTCTGTTTTTATCAATATACTTCCTGTGGTAATGTCTTAACGCATCTATTAACTTTTTGCAATGGTCAGTATCAATGTAACATCTAGGTAAGATCATTGTAGTTGCGTGGATGCCATCCTCTAGTGGAATTTTTGGAACGACCTTAAATCTTAATCCTAATTGATAGGCAACCTCTCTCCGGGTCTTACCATTGCCAAACTCTGTAACTTCAATGTCGTGTGGTGCAAAGTGATCTTTGTAGACATACTCTTTGTCATTAACCATCTTAACATAGTATGGTAAACCTTGACCTCTCTCTTCGTGGTAATCTATTATATTAATGCTTCTTCCTAACTGTTGATAGAATATTATACTACTGTGGTCGGAGACACCAAGATCCCATGCTGTAGATACTGGTAAGGCAGGATCGTAGGGAACTCTTGTAAGTTGTTTATCATCATCTAGTTTTGCAATTACATCCCCATATACTGCACCTTCTATGTTGGCTATCCAATCACACTCAAACTCTTGTAGGTACTTCTTTTCACCCATTACTTCTTTTGCTTTGACTAGCTCATCATTGTCTACAATTTTAGTATCTGATGCTTTAGCTTTATAGTTAAACCAATCTTCCGCACCTTGTGCGTGTTGGTACAACTCATAAAAATTATTGTTCATTCCCATTGGTGTGCCAATAAAGACACAGTAACCTTTACGATCTGATAATGCGGGTCTAATTATTTCTGGAAACAGCTTACTGTTTACATTTGCGTACTCATCAATGACACATCCATCAAGGTATATACCTCTTAACCCATCTGGAGATTCCGAGCCTAGCAAGGTGATACGAGAACCATTAGGTAGGTCTACACGTAGTTCTGTTTCGTTAAATTTAGTGTGGGGTATTTTTGCGGTAAACTGTTTCATGTAATCCCATGCGATAGACTTTGCTTGTTTAAAGGTAGGTGCAATGTAGGCAAATCTAGGGTTCTTTAGTTTGGACAGTAATGCTGACCTAATTAGGTGGTTGATCATACAAACTGTTTTGCCAAATCTTCTATGGCATACTAATACATTCCATCTGTGTTTATCTATTTGTTTGTGCAAGTGAGCTTGATGCTTCCTTGGTGTGTAAGGTATTTTAATATTCATGTTAATTGATTTTACTCCTTGAGTAAAACAAAACTGTGTTTGGTATTTTAATATCCATATCTAGTGTATCATGTCAGACTTCATACCATCTACAGGTTCGTAATCAAAACCCATATTGAGCATAGCATAGCTGATAAATAGATCGGCTGCTAGTTTATTGGGAAAGCCATAAAATTTTAATATAACATTGTTTGAGCCTTCTTCTATGTAAGCAACTGAATCTAAATCGTCTGCACTAAAGTAATCCATATACTATATCTAGTGTATTTTAAAAAAAATAAAACAGAAAAGATGTGTGTGTATAAAGGTGTGGGTGGCTGTAAGGGTGTCCTCAAGTCCGGTGTATATATAGAAAGAAAACTGCGGCAGAAATAGGGGGTGTACCCCCATCTAGAAAAACAAAAACATAGACAATACTAGGTAAAATATATCTATTATAGATTAGTAATAATAAAAGAATATCAATAGTAATTCCTATAATCATTAATTATCAACCATACATTATAGATATAGGTCAACAATACTGTCGTTTGTTTTAATGTGAGAAAAAAAACAGACGCTGTTTATAAATGGATACGATCTTTTTAACACCTTAACAATAACTTAAAACAATTCTAAAGTACCAATACTGTTGCAATAACATCACACAAATAAATAATAAATCTTTTTTGTATCTGCCATAATCATGCCTTATTATTATACGAATATAAATCACTATGAAAAAAACAAATCAACCAAAGGAAACTAATGAGTAAAAGATTAACATCACAAGAGAATTCATTAACAGTTAAACAACTAATGAAAAAAGATATTAAAATAGAATTTCATTCAGCTTTTACAAAGCCGATAAATTATATTGTTAATGATATGAAAAAAGCAATAGAAATTTGTGAAGATGGTAT